GTTCCGTCATCATGGCGTTTCGAGGCGTTGGTAAATCGTGGATTTGTAGTGCATATGTCGTACATCAACTATTACTAGACCCCACAAAGAACATACTTGTTGTGTCGGCGTCTAAATCGCGATCCGACGACTTCTCAACGTTCACCTTGAAGATCATCAACGACATTCCCGTTTTACAAGGTCTTAAACCACGTGATGGTCAACGCTTCAGTAAGATAAGCTTTGACGTTGGTTTAGCACCCGCTTCACACGCACCTTCGGTCAAGTCACTTGGTATCACGTCTCAGCTAACAGGGTCACGTGCTGACATAATCGTCGCTGATGACATCGAAGTACCAAACAACAGTGCCACCCAAGGAATGCGCGATAAGCTCGATGAACAAGTCAAAGAGTTTGAAGCGATTGTTAAACCACTGGACAGTAGTCGTATCATCTTTCTAGGTACACCCCAATGTGAAGACAGTATCTATTCTAAGCTTCGTGAACGCGGTTATAACGCCCGTATATGGCAATCGGAGTACATACCTTTAGATCAAGTACAAACGGTTTATAACGGCGCTGTATCGCCCTTTATCGTTGAAAGCACCACTGAAGACAACATCGGTAAGACAACAGAACCATTACGCTTTACTGATATAGACCTTGAAGAAAGACGACTAAGTTACGGACGAAGCGGGTATGCGTTACAGTTCATGCTTAACCCGCGATTAAGCGACGCTGATCGTTACCCGTTAAAGATCAATGATTTAATCGTCACCGAACTAGACAACGACCTGGCGTACGAAAAGTATGTCTATGCCGCTGGTCCACAACAAGCAACCGAAGATCTTCCTAACGTAGGCTTTAACGGCGATAAATACTTCCGTCCTTTGGATACCAACGGCGATCTAATCGAGTATACAGGTTCAGTTCTATCTATTGACCCCGCAGGGCGTGGTAAGGATGAAACCGCTTATAGCGTCGTTAAGATGCTTAATGGTCAACTGTTTGTTCACGCTTGTAACGGCATAAAAGGCGGGTACGGGGAGAACGTATTGAATCAACTCGCTCGTATCGCAAAACAATACAAGGTCAACGAAATCATTATCGAGTCTAACATGGGAGACGGGATGTTTACCGAACTCTTTAAGCCCGTTATAAACGCCGTTTATCCCGTCACGATCAACGAAGTAAGACACCATATACAAAAGGAAAAACGTATAGTAGACACGCTTGAACCGATACTTAATAGACACAAATTAATAGTCGATTCAAAGGTCATAAAAGACGATTATCAAAGCGCTCTGACGTATCCTATTGAGCAACAATCAAGGTACATGTTGATGTACCAACTAACGCGTTTAACACGCGATAAAGGCGCTCTTCTTCAAGACGACCGTTTAGATGCGCTTTGCATGGCTTGTGGATACTGGGTCGAACAAATGGCGGTAAACACGGACTTGAAGATGAACGATAGAAAAGCTGAACTACTAGACCAAGAATTAGAACGTTTTAAAAACGCAGCCTTCAAGATCAACAATAAAACTTCTCGTAGTACTACTTGGATGGCTACGCTTTAACACGCGTTATAAACGACGACATACAGTGTAAGGAATTTTAACGCGGTTTAACGTTACGTATGAAGGACGATATAAAGGCTTTGTTAATCGACTCGTTAAAGCTTACTCGTGATACAAGTTTATTTATTAAATCATCAGTACTAACTTGCGATATAAATACGTTTGTTTTGCAGATGAAATCGCGTTATATACGCGTATATACAAAGACACGCTATAGACGTCCTATAAATAGGATTATATCGCGTTTTTCAATCCGTCAACCCTTAAATTTACGACTATTACCTAAACCTATGGATATCAACGAACAAACAGATGCATTTTGTTACGATGTGGGAAACGTGGTAAAACGTTATAGCGACGAATTTGACCTTAATCACGCGACCATCGTAGGCGTTCTGGAAATGATAAAGATGGAATACTTACTCGAATCAAGCGCGATGGATGTCGAGTTTGAAATGGATGACGACTTCTGGGACGATGACGATCAAGA